CCTGCCAGCCACCCTCGTCCACCCTCGCATGGAGGTCGAGCGCGAGAAGGCTCGCAGCCGGCACACCGCAGCGGTCGAGGCAGGCCGAAGGGGTGCAGAAGCCCGTTCTGGGGCCAAAAACAAGGGTTGCTCAAGCAACCCTACTAGGGTGGCTCAAGCAACCCTACCAGCGGAAACGCAGGGTGGCTCAAGCAACCCTACTAGGGTGGCTTCAGCAACTACAACCACAACCACAACTACAAACAAAACCCCCCCTACCCCCCTTGCTCGTGACGCGATGAAGCGTCTGCTCATGCGCGAGCCAGCCTGGCGTACGCGGGTCGAACGGGCGGGGGCGGGGGATTGGTATGTCAAGGGGGAGGACGGACAGCAGAGGGTCGTCACCGAGGACGAGGTCATTGCCGAGGGCATCGAGGTCATACAGACGAAGGTCAAGGCCGAGCGCCTGCAGGTGTTCACGAAGTGCATGAACGCGGGCCTCGTCGAGGACGAGGCGCACGCGCTCTACCGCCGTTGGTTTGCCGATCACCTCGAGGGCGGCCCGTCGCCCCTGACGGCCATGCGCAACGATCTCGCCGACAAGAGCGTCCGGAACATCGCAGCCGTGTGGAGGGCACGACTCGCCGCCCCGTACAATCCCGGTCATGGCACGCAAGCGCAAGTCATCGGGGAAGCAGGTGCTGCTGGCGGGCCTCGATGACTGCATCCTCGGCGTGCACTACCCCCGAGCCGGCGAGACTGGGCCGCCCGTGGTCGTCTACAGCGCGGACATGATCGCAGCCCGCCTACGCGACGATCAGGGCATGACCCAGGTCGAAGCCCGGTGCTTCGTCACCGACGAGATCGAGGCACGGTGGATGGGGCCGGGAACACCGCGACTAGTCTGGGCTGCAACGATTCAAGATTTCGGCATAAACAGCACCAAGGACTGATATAATCACGCCATGATCGTACGAAGCTTCGATGACTGGAAGGCCGCCGTGCGCGAGCACATGGCACAGACCGGACAAATCACCAACGCGCTGGCTGTTCGCATGGACGCCGAGGACCGCATGGCCGCACACAACGTGAGGTGCTTGCTTTCTGACGCCCCCAAGATCAGGCGCAAGGGATGCAACCTCGCCAGCGCAATCGCCATCGCCGAATCCGTTGGACTGGAAATCCACCTTTCATACAAGAATGAAACCTGATGCCAAGCAAATCACCCGCACAGAAGCGCCTGATGCAGGCGGCAGCACACTCCCGGTCGTTCGCAAAGAAGGTCGGCGTCCCTATGTCCGTCGCAAAGAAGTTCGTGCGGGCGGACAAGGCGAAGGCAGCCAAGCGCCGCGCCCGGTAGGACGCCCGCCAGAGCCCGTACCGCAAGACCTGGCCAACGAACTCGTCGCATGGCTGGCCGCAGGCAAGCCACTACGGCAATGGTGCAGGCTGGACGGCAAGCCAGATTTCCATACGGTTTATCTGTGGCTCGACAAGGATGAAGAATTTGCTAGACGCATCGCACGCGCACGCGAGGACGGGCACGACGTGATCGCCGACGAGTGCAAGGAACTGGCCGACACACAGCCTGCCGATCAGGTCGAGGTCGCTTGGCGCAGGCTCCAGGTTGAGACTCGGCTCAAGCTCCTCGCCAAGTGGAACCCCAAGAAGTACGGCGACAGGGTCGGGCTCGACCACGCCGGCGGCGTGAAACTGACCGTCATTACGGGCGTTCCTAGTGCCGATCAAACTTGAATACAGCCCACGCCAATGGCAGCGTGAGTGCCATCTCAAGCGCAAGCGGTTCACCGTGCTCGCCCTGCACCGCCGTGCCGGCAAGACGGAACTTGCCATCATGGAACTGCTCGACAAGGCGCTCAAGTGCCAGCAGCCGCTCGGGTTCTACGTTTACATCGCACCGTTCCTGCGCCAGGCCAAGGCCATCGCATGGGCTCGATTGAAGGACAAGTTGCGCCCCATGCGCACCACGGGGGCCATCGACATCAACGAGGTGGATCTGGCCGTCGTGTTCAAACACAACGGCGCGACCATTCGCCTGTTCGGCGGCGACAACCCCGACGCCCTGCGCGGCGTCCGACTCGACGGCTGCGTGATTGACGAGGTCGCCCAGATCAAGCCCGAGGTCTGGACCGACATCGTTCAGCCTGCCCTGTCCGACCGCAAGGGCTGGGCGATGTTCATTGGCACGCCGTCTGGAATCAACCTGTTCAGCGAGTTGTTCTACCGCTCCAACGGCCTCGAGGACTGGTGGTCTGCCCTCTATACCGTCGATGATACTGACGCCATCGACCGTGACGAGGTCAAGCGCCTGCGCCGCGACATGCCCGAAACGGCGTTCGCTCGTGAGTACCTGTGTGACTTCAGCGCAGCCGGCGACGATCAGCTCATTACGCTGTCCGACGCCGAGGCGGCAGCACGGCGCCGATACTCAGACGGCGACATCGTGGACGCTCCGCTGGTTGTCGGCGTTGACCCGGCCCGGTTCGGTGACGACCGCAGCGTGATCGTGCTGCGCCAAGGGCTCGTCGTGTTCGAGCCGCAGGTCTACCGTGGGATCGACAACATGGGCCTGGCTGGCCGTGTAGCCAACGTCATCGAGGAGCGCGACCCAGACGGCGTGTTCATCGACGTCGGCGGCGGGGCAGGCGTGATCGACCGGCTGCGCCAGTTGGGCTACGGGATCGTCGAGATCAACTTCGGCGGCAAGGCCAACAACCCCGGCTTGTTCGTCAACAAGCGAACCGAGATGTGGTGGACGATGCGGGAATGGCTCGAGCAGGGCGGCTCTATCCCCAACGACCCGTTCCTGAAAGCCGAACTCGCCACCCCCACGTATTCGTACGACAGCAACGGCAGGCGCGTGCTCGAATCCAAGGACGACATCAAGCGCCGGCTACAGGGTGGGGCGAGCCCGGACATCGCCGACGCGCTGGCGCTGACGTTCGCGTTCCCCGTGGGCAAGCAACTCCCACGCGAGGTGCGCGACCGCATCGACACTCGGCCAGGCGACTACGACCCATACGAGGGCATGAAATGATCCGACCAGCGACCCGCGATGACGTTCCTGCGCTGCTGACGATGGGCAGGCAATTCATCCAGTTCAGCGAGTACAGGTCGATCAACGACCATCTGACCGACGAGCAACTAGCGAACGGTATAAGCGCGGTCATCGACTGCGGAGTTTCGTTTGTTGCGCTCAACGGCGAGCAAATCATCGGCGTCATTCTTGGCGTGGTAGGCCCGCTCTGGTTTGCTCCGCACATGCAGACTGCTGTGGAGCTCGCGTGGTGGGTTGACCCTGCGTACCGTGGCATGGCTGGCATCAGGCTCATGCAGGCGTTTGAGAATGAGGCCAAGCGCCGAGGACTCAAGTACGTGGCGATGAGCGATCTCGTGATGAATGGGCGAGATGAGACACCTGCCGCAAGAATCCTCGGCATCATGGGTTACACTCTGACCGAGCGGATGCATTCCAAGGAGATCTGACATGGCATTGTTTACGGCGATTGGTACGGCTCTCGGTGCTTCGGCAGCAGCAGCAGCAGCGACTGGCGCGGCTGTCGCAGGAGCAGCAGCAGCTGCTGGCGGTTTGGGTTATTCGATGTATGCCGGCGAACGTGCCGACAAGGCTCAGAAGCAGGCGCTCGGCGAGCAACGGCAGGCCCAGCAGCAGGCCGCTGCACAGGCCGCATCGCAGCAGCGCCGCAGTGCCCAGGCTATGGCAGCAGCCAACCGCCGGCAGCCTGACATGAGCAGCATCATGGCGGGCGCAGCAGAGGGCGCAGGCGGCGGACCAACCAGCACCATGCTGACTGGACCGACTGGCGTCAACCCGCAGGATTTGGCGCTCGGGCGCAGTTCACTCCTCGGAGGCTGACATGGCTGCGTTCGGCAATATCAGACCACCAGCAAGCAATGAGGAGACGGCAGATGCAGCCCGTCCGTGGCTGACTATTCCCAAGCAGCCAAGCGGTGGTAGTGGTGGATTCTTTGGTGGGCAACCGCAAACAGAACAGCGTCCGTTGTTTTCGCCGATGAAGACCGAGGATCTCGTCAAACTCAGCGCAGAAGATCGCAATGCGTACTTTGCAGACTATGCCAAGTACGGAAACTCACTATCTGGACTGCGTTTGATGGGCGCACCGGGCGGAGGAATTATGGGTTCCCCGGGCGGTGGTCTTATGGGCATCGGACGATTGATGGGCGCTGCGCAATCGTCACTTGAGAACCAGCGGCAGGCATTGAACGATTTGCTGTATCCACGCGCACCGGGCGGATTCCTACCACGGGCTGTTCAAGGTCAACGCACCCCTAACGCACCAGGCGCACGATGAGCGAATACACCAGCGACGCACAGTCATACCCCAGCGCACCGACCCGCGACAAGTTGTTCACGCGATGGGGGCAGCTCAAGTCTGAGCGGGCGTCGTGGCTGTCTCACTGGCAGGAGATCACGACCTACCTGCTCCCGCGCAACGGGCGCTACTTCCGACAGGACCGCGACAAGGGCTGGCGCCGGCACAACAACATCTACGACAACACCGGCACCCGCGCACTGCGCACGCTCGGCGCTGGCATGATGGCGGGCGCGACCAGCCCTGCACGGCAGTGGTTCAGGCTGGCAACCGCAGACCCGGAACTGAACTCCTACCAGCCCGTCAAGTTGTGGCTCGATGACGTGACGCGCCGCATGCAGTTGGTGTTTCAGAAGTCGAACACCTACCGCGCCCTGCACACGATGTACGAAGAGCTCGGTGCGTTCGGCACTGCCACGAGCATCGTGCTGCCCGACTTCAAGAACGTCATCCACCACTACCCCGTCACGACTGGCGAGTTTTGCATCGCTACCGACGCGCAGGGCCGCGTTGACACGCTGTACCGCGAGTTTGAGATGACGGTCGCCGCGATGGTCAAGGAGTTCGGCTACAAGAACTGCTCCACGACCGTGCGCAACATGTACGACCGTGGCACGCTCGACCAGTGGATTCCGGTCATCCACGCCATCGAACCGCGATCCGACCGCGACCACAAGAAGCGCGACAACAAGAACATGGCGTGGGGCTCGTGGTACTTCGAAGTCGGCGGCGAGGACGGCGTGTTCCTGCGCGAGAGCGGGTTTGAACAATTCCCCGCGCTCGTCCCGCGCTGGGCTACCGCCGGCGGCGACATCTACGGCAACAGCCCGGGCATGGAGTCGCTTGGCGACATCAAGCAGCTCCAGCACGAGCAGTTGCGCAAGGCGCAGGCTATCGACTACCAGACCAAGCCGCCGCTCCAGGTGCCCGTGTCCATGAAGAACCGCGACGTCGAGACGTTGCCCGGTGGCATCTCGTTTGTGGACGGCGCGTCAGCCGGCATCAAGACGGCGTTCGAGGTCAACCTGAACCTCCAGTACCTGCTGAACGACATCCAAGACTGCCGCGAGCGCGTGCGTGGTGCGTTCTACGCCGACATGTTCCTCATGCTGGCCGGTCAGCCGAACACCCGCATGACGGCCACCGAGGTCGCCGAGCGCCACGAGGAGAAGTTGCTGATGCTCGGGCCGGTGCTCGAGCGCCTGCACAACGAACTGCTCGACCCGCTGGTTGACATCACGTTCACCCGCATGTTGCAGGCCGGCATCATCCCGCCGGCGCCCGAGGAGTTGCAGGGCATGGACCTGAACGTCGAGTTCGTCAGCATGCTCGCCCAGGCGCAGCGTGCCATTGGCACGAACTCGGTGGACCGCTTCGTCGGTAACCTCGGCCAGATCGCCACGATGAAGCCGGACATCCTCGACAAGTTCGACAGCGACCAGTGGGCCGACATCTACGCCGACATGCTGGGCGTTGACCCGTCGCTCATCATCGCCGACAAGGAAGTCGCGGCCATCCGCACCGCACGCAACCAGGCGATGGCGGCCAAGGAGCAGGCGGCGGCTTTGCAGCAGTCGTCGCAGACCGTCAAGAACATGGCGCAGGCTCCGACCGGACAGCAGAACGCCCTGACTGACGTGATGAACATGTTCTCGGGATACACCAGCCCGTCGGCCTTGGAGGTCTAATGGCAATTCAGAAGCGATTCCCAGGCAGCCCATTCCTGTACG